TTAGTTGGAGAGATTCAAAAGCGTTACAGCTTTAAGTTATGGGTTAAAGGGCATCGTGATCTTGCATCTACTGCTTGTCCTGGCTCTTTCTTGTATAACTGGCTTCAAGCTGGTATGCCTACGTCAGATAAAGACATTTCTCGTCAGGAATGGGATGGCGTTAAAGCGCATTTAGATCGCCTTAGAGCGACTTTAGTAAGGAAACCGTTATCTAGGAGGCGTAGGAGCCGTGGAGAGGCTGTACGAGCCGTTCAACAGCGTTTGAAGGAACTTGGGTACGACCCTGGTCCTGTAGACGGCATATTTGGAGCTAAAACCGCTAGAGGTGTTAGAGCTTTCCAACATAGGTACAGGGATTTCTTGATTGTTGATTCAATAGTAGGCCCGCAGACTTGGAAAATGCTGTTCTCGTAGTGGGACAGTTTATATATAGATTAGGAGGCAATTATGCCAAAAGGTGAAGGTTACGGAAGCTTTGAAGATACGTTTGGTGGTCAAAATGATGGCCAACCGTATGATTCTTCTTCTGTTATGAATAAAGAAGATTGTGCCAAAGCTGCTAAAGCGAACGCCACATATCTAAGAAACACTAAATTAGGGAATGCCATTGAAGGTGGCAGACCGTTTGGAAAGTAGGAATTAATGGCAGTAGATAGCGCTTATCGTCGAAGTGGTCAGTACAAATCTAAACGTAAACCTAAAGGTGGTAAATCCCCTTCAGCGAAACGAAAGAAAGTAAGTAGAGCTGGGGCTAAAGCTGCTCCAAGTTATGCTAGCGAACGCTATGGTCCAGGCACTAAGCGTAAAAGTACTCGTAAGCCTGGTGGTAGCGCTGCTGCTGCTAAGAAACGTAAGACCAAAGCAATGTCTGAAGGTGCTGGTAAATCAGCTCCTTCATATATTAAGACTAAACCTAACGTTAAAAAACCTAATGAGCACAAGGGTCGTAAGCCTAAAGCTTCTAAGGGCGCTAGTAAACCTGGTGAGCATAAAGCTCGTAAACCTAAACGTGTTGCTAAGAAACCTAATGAGCACAAGTCTAGGAAACCTAAACCTCGTATAGAGCATCAAGGTAGAAGACCTAAACCTAGAACCCGCAACGTAGCTCATGGTGGCGGTAGCGGAATGGATGCAATGAGCATCAGTGACAAATTCTATAAAAAAGCTTTGGGAGCCGCTCTGGATAAAGGTATTAAGAAAGCTGCTGCTCAAAAAGTTAAGGAAAAAACTAAAGGTCGTTCCACCTACAAGAAAGGTGGGGGAATTCGATAATGCCTAGGAAAAAGGTAGGAAAGGCTAGCAAGAGAACTCCTAGAACTAACTTGGGTAGAAAACCTGTGCGTAAAACACCGCCTAAAACCAAATCTAAACCAAAGCGTAATCGTACTTTGGCTACTAAGACACCTAAGAAATCTGTTACTTTCAAAGGTAACGCTAAACGTAGGTATGCTGGTTCTGTTGATGCAACACATAGAAGAATGAAGAAAAAATCAGATTCTATAAAAGCACATAGGGCAAAGAATAAACCTAATTACAAAAAAATGGGCAAAGCACAGAGCAAAAGGTAAAAAAAATGACTGAACAAGGAACTAAATTTAATTGGGCTAACTGGTGTGAACGATCATGCTGGACTGCCGTACAATCTTTCTTAGCAGTATTTGTAGTAGCTGACGTATCTACTTTGCGTAGCGCCGCTATTGCAGGCGTAGCTGCTGTCATATCTGCTGTTAAGACTTTAGCTCAGGAGCGCATTAAGCTCCTTAAATAATGTCTGAGGAATACCATAACAGTCCATCTGACGAGTTTGAAGATCGATGGGCTGATTTTATGGCGGGACAAGGCTTAGACCTTGAAGACGAAATCCAAAAGACTATAGAAGACAACATCAGTAAGCTTGACATGATAGATGGCACACATGGCCAATGGCAAGACGATGCGTTAGGTGTCCTCATAGTATTTGATGGAGCTGAGGTAGAGAGGATAGTTGATTCTTGGACTTTAGCTATGGATGGGAACCTTATGGCTATGTCTCATATCATGAACTGGATGGAAGGCTTTCAGTACTTCTTGGAAGACTGTTTGAATAAGCGGAACAATCAGTAACCTAACTTATCTCGTACGACTTCGTGTTCTAGTAGCAGTTTACGCATTTTATCAGCTAGTGCGTCTCTGCGCCTAGCAAACGTTGTCTTCGGCATGTTTAGCGCTCGTGCTACGAAGCGCATAGATAAACCTACGTCTACTAGCATGTGGTATATCCATTGTTCTTCTTCTGTGAGTTTGTTAAACATGTCTTCAACTGCCAGACGCAATGCTTCATGTCTTTGTGTGTGTAGCTCTGTGGAAACATCTGGTTCTTGACCTGGTTTGGCGTATAGTATCGCTTCTATTTCTGTTTCAAAGTAATGCTGAGTAAAGCCCTGCGCTGAACCTCTTGTTCGCACAGGGCGTAGGGATGGAAACTTTAGTAGCTTTAATCTGTTAAATAACTGTTCTCCCTCGGAGATTTCACTCATTACTCCACGGTAACAGCTTTGAACTTATAGAGAAGTATTTCTTCCCTTCATGGAAGTTGCCCAGAGGAACATCATTCTTATTAATGATGTTCATTAACTGTCTAAATTGCACTTCCGCATAGTTTTGTCGGGTAGATGACCAAACCCATAGGTAAAGGGGGGCTTCGATTCCATCCCACCATTGCATGGCTGCTATCTTCTCAAGTTTTATTTTGAGAGGTGTTTTACCCATGCCCATTACTTCTACTAGCCTGGTTGGGTCTGCTTGCACATAGTCTGGTGTATAACGAATCACATGTGGTAGGTAATGAAATTTAGTCATGCCTTCTGGCCTGTTAAATCCAAATCTAGCCCATTGTTCGTTGCGTTCTTCAAACGCTGACT